CGGTGGCGCCTGGTGGAACTACGCCGCTCGTCTTTCTGCCTGTGGGCGTTGCGGACGCAGAGCGGCTGCATAAGCCTGGGGGTGAATTGCGACAGCAAGAGGGGATCTCCCCGTTATTGTTTCCCGGCGTAGCCGGGTGAATAGATTTTAAAATTTAGGACTTACAGCACAGTGGCTTCCGTTCTTGGCTCCGGCAACCTGAACAACGGTACGATTGACGGCCGCCGGAATGCGAACCTGAACAATGGGCTCGGTAACAACTGGTGGAACTACGCCGCTCGAATTTCTGCATAATATCGATGTGCTGTATTTCGTTTCCTCAGAGGAAACCCCGAAAGGGCTTGGGCGGAATGCCCGAAATAGACAAACCAGCATGTGACCGACATTTATGTCGGTCACACCCTGTGGCGGTAGTGGACACAGGAGGGGACTAGTAGTAAAACCGAAAGTCCTTGAAGCAGAAAGAAAGGAAAAATGAAAACATATTGTAAAGGCCTGGTTGTATCTGATACAGCCAAAATAGAAAATAGCATTGATGATTATTTCCATAATAAATACAAAAAGAATAGCACTGTACGCTTCATCTCTGGTTATGCATCGCAGAGCAGAGAATATGTAAGGGAAAACTTTAAACCTGGAAGTTCTTTTTGGAAAGAGACACTTCACTTGTTAAGTGAGGAAATGGCAGCTAATATTGCGGAAAGAACCATGAAGGAACATATTCTTATGTGGTGTCAAACCGCACCGGCAATCCGTTATACGAAGATTACTGACAAGGGAAGTGGCAAAATTCGAGATCTCGGATTAGAAACGGTACTTTTCCGATTGTATGAGGCAGTTGCAGGAGATGCTGCAAAACCTTTGTGGAAAGCAAAATTTGGAACCTATCAAGTAGCATCTATAAAAGGGAGAGGCCAAAGTTATGGAAAGAAAGCAGTAAAGAAATGGCTTTCTTCTGATGCAGATGGAACAAAATATATGACTCAATGCGATATAAGACGGTGTTATCCTTCGATTTCTCATGAAAAGTTGAGGGGATACCTGAAACGGGATCTACATAAATCGCACGAACTTTTGTATATGTTTATGACTTTTATAGACCTGTACGAAGAGTTCCCGAATCCGGAATCCAAAGACACTATGCGAGGAATTCTCATAGGATCTCCTGTTAGCAAGGATCTCTGCAATTATTTTCTTTCCTATGCATATCATTATGCAAGTGAAAAACTGGTAAAAATCTCTACCCGCAGAGGGAAGGCACGAGAAAAAAGACTTATATCACACGTTATATTTTATGCGGATGATATTGTATTGTTTTCCGGGAATAAGAAAGACGTCCATATGGCACAAAGAATGCTCATAGAATATATGAATAAGATTCTTGATCTGGATATAAAGCCTGATTGGAAAATGACAAAGGCTATGTATGAAGACAGGAATGGAAAAGCCAGAGGCTCTCTTTTGGACTATATGGGATTTCGATTTCATGGAGGAAATACAGTCTCAAAAGGATACCTGGGAAAACAGGTAAAGCATAGAAAAACGTGGGTCACAATAAGAAAACGTATATTTTTGGCTGCTCGCCGCAAAAGAAAGATATTTTCCGATAAACTGCGTAAGAAAATTCAAGTAAAAATGAAATTTGTACAGAGCGTGGTTTCTCAATTCGGATGGTTCAAAAGTACGAATATGGCTCATTACCGGAAAAAGAATCGGGTTGATCAACTTATAAAAATAGCTCGAAAAATAGTCAGCGATTATGCCAAGGGAAAAGAATATAGCACTGAAAAGTATTATAAAATGTGGAGGAAAAATTATGCATAAAACGAATTGTCCTGTATCACAGGGAAAAATCACTTATGCTACTTTACCCGATGGGACTGCAGATGTATGGATCCGCAAAAACGAAACTCAGCTTCCAGAAAGCGAGGAAGGCCCACAGGGAGTGGAAGCAGATGAAATCTATTTTAAGGTTACAGTGGACACTGTAACAAAAGAAGAAATATCTGCAGACATTGACTTCTGGTTCGACCAGTTAAAAGAGAAGGAGGAAGGTCTGAACGCAGATTATCTTTCTATTGAAACTTATCGTGCAAATAAGAAGAAAGAGATTTCGCAGATTTGCCAGAGTACAGTATTTGCAGGCGTGGACATTTCTATTTCTTCAGGAACAGAACATTTCAGCTTAAAAGATGAAGACCAGCTGAATTTATTTGGAAAACAGGCACAGCTTGCAGCAGGCAGTGAAAAACTGGAATACCACGAGGACGGAAATCCTTGCCGTTATTATTCTGCCGAAGACATGCAGAAAATTATTAATGGTGCAATGAAGTTCAAAAGCTATCACACAACCTATGGGAATTCACTGAACATGTGGATTAAAGGGTGCGCGAAAGCTTCGGAAATCGCCAAGATTGAATACGGAGCGCCGATCCCGGAAGAATATCAGTCAGAAGTTTTAAAGGACTATCTGGCCGAAATGGCAGCCGACAAGGAGGTTAAATGAATACTCTGAAGACCATAGGCAGAAACGCTGTGCTTTTCGCTATAGGAGGTACGATTTACTACATGATCGAACTGATATGGCGAGGGTACAGCTCGCTGCCTATGGTACTGGTTGGAGGGCTTTGCTTCTTGTTTTGCGGTTCGATAAATGAATTTCTAGGATGGGATATGCTCATATGGAAACAGATGTTTATCTGTGCTGTCGGGATAACTGCAATTGAGTTCCTTTCCGGATACATTTTGAATATTGTATTGGGGCTTGGAATATGGGATTACAGCAATATGCCTTTTAATATAATTGGACAGATATGTCTTCCTTTTACTGTGGCATGGTATATCCTATCTCTATTAGCTATTGTATTGGATGATCATCTGAGGTATTGGATATTTGGTGAAGAAAAACCAAGATACAAGTGGAGGTAACGACGATGGATGAAAACCAGGTTTTAGAACTTGTGGAATTCTATGAAGATATGATTGAAAAGCAGGATGAAATCATAGTGAGGCAGAGCAGGTTCATCAAGAGCCTGGCAACCGAACTTTCTCATTTGCGAAATATGCTGAATGTAGAAGCGAGCGAAGATGAAAGACTTGACGCAGGGATTATTGAAGAAGTAAAGGAAGAGTATGTAAGCATGAGGGAACCGTAGAGGTTCCCTTTTTTCATGGAGGTAAGGTATGGTGCATGCGAGAGATAGACCTTTTAGGTGCAACACATTGGCATCTATTAATGGCGAAAGGAGGTTCTTATGCGAAAACTGGTGGATTGGTTGATCGGAGGTAATCTGGATCGGCTCTTAAAAGCACTCGGAGGGGAAGAGTAATGCTCGAAACATTTTGTCTATCTGTGCTTGGCAGCGGAGGTGTTGCCGGCATTTTTTTTGCTCTGATTCGTCACTATATTGAGCGAAGGCTCATGGAAGTGGAGGCACGAGAGCAGGAACGCATTAAGTATAAAATTGAACAGAGAAAAGCGGATGAAGAAATTACGCATGCTACGGGGCGCGTACTCTTTTGGCTACATCATGCAATTGTAAAAGGAGAGCATAATGGCGAGCTCGAAGAAGCATTTGAAAATCTTCAGCGTGCAGAAGAACACAAAAAAGAAATGGACAGAGAAGTTCTGGCCAAATACAGCATTGATTAGGAGGAATTACTTATGGAATTACTTAACTTTTTAAAACAGATTCCGTTCCCAGTATTATTGGTTGCGGTGTTAATTTTGCTTGTAGTGACTTTGGTTATTGCGTTTCAGTATGCCAAGCATAAAGGATTGGAAGGTATCCGTGAACAGGTATACCAGCTGATCCTGAAAGCGGAACATATGTATAAAGAATCGGGAACGGGACAGCAGAAATTGAAATGGGTTGTTCAGCAGGCAAGAGGATTACTGCCAAAGTGGCTGCAGGTTATTATGTCGGAAGATGCGCTGCTTAAGATAATTGATGTGTGGTTTTGCGGCGTGAAAGATCTTTTAGACGATGGAAAAATTAATGGTTCACAGAAGGAAGGGGCTTAAGCCCTTTCCTTTTTTAGGGGGATATTATGAAAACGAATATAATGGGAACTGCAGTTGCTACGGTCCAGCAGATGCAGTCATATATACAGAAAGTTAATCCGGCAGTACCTAAATCCGTAATCGATATGGTTGAATATTATATATCAGAAGGAAAAACGGAAGGAGTAAGGGGAGATATCGCCTTTGCGCAAAGTTGCCTCGAAACAGGTAACTTCACATTTAATGGTTCTGCCGTAACATTGGACCAGAACAATTTTGCCGGAATCGGCGTTACAAAAAATGGCATGAAAGGGAATTCGTTCTCTCATCCATGGATCGGCATCCGGGCACAGATCCAGCATCTTAAAGCATATGCATCTAACGAAAAACTGTACGGTGTATGCGTGGATCCTCGTTTCTGTTATGTGAAAAGAGGAATAGCCCCATATGTTGAATGGCTTGGGATACGGGAAAATCCACAGGGCGGAGGCTGGGCTGCCGGGAAGAATTATGGCTCAAAGATATTGGAAATTCTGGCGAAGATAATCGCGATGCCAGAAGTGAATAAGGAGGATGTTACAATGAATCTTAACACAAGTTTAATCAGCAATAACAACAGCTATGCAAATCAGGTGCCTAAATACATCGTTATCCATAATACAGATAACTTTGCAAAAGGAGCAAACGCAAAGGCACATGCCAAGGCTCAACATGACGGGAACTTCTCCGGCTACTCTGCTCATGTATATGTTGATGATACCGAGGCTTATCAGGCTACACCTTTTAATCGAGGCGCATGGCATGTCGGCGTTAACTATGGTGGTGGTCTTTTCGGAATTTGCAACAACCACAATTCTATCGGCATTGAGATGTGCGTGCAGGCAGGGTATAATTATGATAAAGCATTTCGGAACACTGTTGAAATCTGCAAGATGTTGATGCAGAAGTTTGGAATTGACGCAGATCATGTGGTATCCCACTATGATGTGTGCGCAAAGAATTGCCCTTCTGCAATCCGGGCAAAAGGTGACTGGAACCGCTTCAAGCAGCTGATCGGCGCAAAGGCAGCAACTACAACTGTAGATAAATATTACAGAATCCGGAAAACCTGGGGAGACAGTAAGAGCCAGATCGGAGCGTACAAGAGCCTTGAGAATGCAAAGAAAGAGTGGAAACAGGGCTACACCATCTATGACTGGAACGGAAAAGCAGTGTATCCAGAACAGAAAAAAGACACTTCATCAAGCAAAGCAAAAGTTAGCCTGACTGAAAAATTAAACATTCAGCTTCCGGTGCTGCAGTCTGGAACAGAAGGTTCGGCAGTGCGTTGCCTGCAGGCAATACTCGGAGTTGCTGTTGATGGAGATTTTGGAAAGAACACCAAGACGGCACTTAAAACATTCCAGAAGAATGTTGGCATTGATGATGATGGTTGCTGTGGCCAGAATACATGGAAAAAGATTGCTGACCACATGAATGCAAATACATTCAAATAATAACAAAACAGGTGCTTTTTATAATATGTTTGCTTCAAAAATTGCCTTACAGGGTATAAAATATATCACGCAGTTTATAACAGTATTTGATATAATCTAACAAAAGTCCTTCCGATATATCAAGAGGTGCTAAATTATAACGGAAGGAGCAATGGCATGATTAAAATTTTACTGTCAAAAAAGCTTGGGGAGATGAGACTTACTCAGGCAGATTTGGCGAGGGCAACCGGAATAAGACCCAACACCATCAACGAGTTGTACCACGAGCTTGCAGATAGGGTGAATCTGGAACACCTCGACTTGATTTGCGAAGCCCTGGATTGTGAGCTGGATGAATTGATTGTTAGGGTACCGAACAAGGAATCAGCCATAACCCACACTCGCCAGGGAACTCAAAAACCCGGCAGAAAGAGGTAACCGCTGCAACGGTTACCTCTTATTAAAGAGGGGAAATCCCCTCTTTATTTCACTTCTTTTAAATTATAATCCAATGAATCGTACAAATAATCTGTATCAAATCCCATATCTTTGTAACCTTGCAATACAGTTCCAACATAACGGTTAGATGGCCTTCCCGCAGTGGCTGAGTCAGGCAAGAGGTATATCATAGCCTTTTTTCTAGTACCGTTTTTTAATTGTACAAATACATTTCTCTTTTTATAAAATCTCGGATATCCCTCGTACAGATCAAGAGCCTTCTCATTTTTGCTATCGATATTCCAAACAGCAACAGGAACCCTACTTCCTTTTTGCCTTTTGACGGTTGCATAAGATCCTGTGTGGCTTCCTCTGTAAAGTAATTTCCAATTTATCAGATATCCGGTAAATGCGACCGTTGCTCCAGGACAACGGTATGACATTTGCTGTACGTTAAGATTGCTTCCGTATGCTACATATAAACTCATGGCATTCCCTTTCTCCCCGTAAAGCCGTTAGGTCAGCTGATTTATAACTAAGCAACCTGTTCTGCTTTTGCGTTTTCACGGAGCTGTTTCATCATGTGAAGCCTGCAGGTCTTAAATTCATCTCCGTAGAGTCCAAGGCGGTTAGTCAAAATATTGTACATAAGTGTAATTTTTTTCTGAGCGGTATATCCATTCATTGAACGGAATACTACTTTATCATCGGATTCAATAGCCCAAGCAGAGAGTGCAAGGCAAAACTGAACATATGCTTTAATTTTTCCTGCATGAAGCGTGCTATTGAAAAGTCTAAATTCAACAGTACCTTTCTGGAAGAAGCTATGGAGATTCAGTGCATGATATCTTGTGGAGTTATAATGCTGATGATCGATACCACCACAATATCCATCGTTTGCTGGGCTATACCAGATCTTTTCGACAGAATCGGTTGTGATGTTCTTATCTTTTTTCATGGTATCGAGCAGGTTTTTACAAACTGGCAAACACCAACGATTTTTTCTGCTTCCGACTGCAAGGGCATCATAAATAATTTCCTGCCGACTATACATGAAGTTTACCAATCTGCGCAGAGAGGTTGCTGTATGGTTTGCTCCATCAACATGGATATGGATACCACATGAAGCATGAGGTACTCCACCAATTTCTCTGAATTTGCGAATGATTGCCTGCAATGTTTCAAGATCATCATATTTGAGAATAGGAGTTACAAATTCAACCCTGTATTCGTCCATGTTCGCATTTCCTGTTTTGCGTACTGGAATAATGGAACTGTCTCTCATTATTTTCCATTTCCGTCCCTGTGAATCACGAATGATTCTGGTGTGATAGCAGGTGTGATCAGGACCTGTTACCGTACTCCCGATAACTTCGGCAACAGCTTCAGCTGCCATAGCTCTTGTGATTCCTGTAAATTCAACCTCAACACCGTAGTTCTGTTTCTTTAAAAGTTCTGACATATCATTTTCCTCCTATTATCTCTCAAACCTCGCACCGTCTATGCGAATGTTTGTTCTGTTGTTTATGTTTGTATATTACCATATGTACCGTACATGTCAATAGTTTATTGAAGAAAATCTCTAAAATAATGAAGAAAAATATTGACAAAATAGAGAATAAGAGATATAATAATATCATAAAGAACAGGGAGGTGTTAAGATGAACAAGAATCGCAAGAAACCAAAAAAAGAAAGCGATCATGAAGAACTGCTCGCAAAGTTGATCTTCATAACCGCAATCTTAAATTTGATTCAAGCCATAGCAGACTTGATCAAAACATTCAGTTAGGAAACGGGGAGGTCAGAGCTCCCCTGAATCCAACTTTAATATACAACACACAATAACGCATGTCAAATGAAATGGAGGTCTATATGAACATTATATTAGATATTGCCAAGATTGTTATTTCAGTTGCAACGCTGATATGTTTATACAAGATATACAAAAAGAGAAAGGAGGATTGATAGAATGATTTCATACAACCCGCTTTGGCACACACTAATAAACAATGGTATGAACAAAGGTAACTTAATGGAAAAAACTGGAATTAGCTATGGAACTATGGCTTCCATGGGAAAGAATGAGCCAGTCAATCTAAAACAGATAGATAGAATCTGCAAAGCTCTTAATTGCGGCATCAGTGACGTGATAGAGTATATACCTGATTAACATCACTGCAATAAATAATACGATTTATTCCCGTGATGTTAGAGTGATGTTTGGAACTATTGCAAATAATAATACAACGTGGTATATTTAATAAAAGCCCGCCTCTCTTATTTTATTTAATACACGGTAACACGAAAAAGCGGCCTAGTGTTATTGAATTCGAATAATTAAAATATTTTTTAGTACTCCTCTTTGGCACTTTTTTGATAATCCCCTTTGTAAGAATCAGAAAATCCGAGCCATACGGAGCACCCGAGAAAACATCAAAAAAAGACATAAAAACATAGAGAAAAAAATTAGAAGCCTTGCATCAGAGACCATCCTGATGCAGGGCTTTTTCAGTCCTGAAAGAAGAGAAAAAAAGAAACCTTAAA